TGTGGCATAAGCAGCGACAACGCCGCCTATTTTGCCGATTAGCCCACCGGTTGCCGAACTACCATTTCTAGCAGAATTGTTAAACTTTTCCTGCTCCTTGGTTGCGTCCTCAATGCTTTGCTCGACTTGCTTAAATGCCGCCCCAGCCCTGTTCAATTCTGCTTTTGCGGCAGACAAGCCAGAAACGTCAACGGCCTTTCCTGACGCTCTGTTCATTTTCTCGAAACCGGCAATCATTGAATTCATACCGCTGAGCATCGGCTTCATGACGCTTGACATCTTATCTTGTATCGCGATACTGGCTGATATTGTTGCCATTACTCAACCTCCTTTCCCTTAATATCCATGCGAATATCAATCGCCGCCCGGATAAACGCCCGTTCTTCAGTGCTTAATTCCAAATACTGAGAGGGTAGCATGTGAAATTCATGCAGGCAGTAAAAGGCGTAAACTGAATTTATTTCCCCCTCATTGATTAGTTTTTTGCTTCAGCCGTTAAATCTTCTTCCATTTCGTTATCGAATCCGCATAACTCTTGCGCTTTGATCATTAAGTCAGACAGTTCGCCCGGATTAAGCATTGCCCGGAGTAGAGACGTCGGGTTTTTAACCTGGTAAGAATCTTGCAATTCCGCATTCATCAGGTCGGGAAAAACAATACAAGCGACCGCTAATTTAGCCGTATACATTTCTGCTTGAAATTCCTTTACTGTTTGGCTTTTTAATGGTTTGCCATTCTTGCCGATTACTGGCACGACTTTGTAGCATTCAGCCCGTAATTTAGCATCCTCGTCTGATGTGATGGCTTTCATTTCCCACAGTAATGGTTTGTTGTTTTCGTCTAAAAATGCCTTGCTGGCCGCGTAAAATACATTAGGTGTCTCAATCTTGTTTGGTTTTAAAAATCCTGCTAAACTTTTCATATCTATATCCATCCTTTTATTTTCAAATTAAAAAGCCCCCATTACTGAGGGCCGTCCTGTTACATTCCTACTAAATCGGTAAACAGATTTGGCATTAAGAAGTCATCAAAAGTAAATGATGTTTCTCCTTCAAGAGCCTTGCTTTCGGGGTCTAGTTTAGCCAAATCAATCGAATCCGCATTACAGTTTTTAAGAATGAGGGTTTGTCTCCCAACATCCGAACCCGCGTCATCGTTTGTGACTTGCATTTCGAAGTAAATATCTTTCCCCGTGTTTTTCAATTCCAGCGCCATTTGCGCAAAGATTGAAGTGTTCAGGTAATAGCTGATATTCCCTGTGCCTTCCCAACCGGTCGTTTTATTAACCTTTCCGGTTTTTCCAAGTACAGCAAACTTTTCTTTTTGTTTTTCTACTTTTGCGTCAAAACTTTTTAAAGACATGAAATTGTACCGTCGCCCCTTAATGGTGATATAACATTCGCCCTGGGAGCCCGATACAAATCCGCCTGATTCCATTGATATCATAATTTTTTCTCCTCTCTTATTCGACCACGATGGTTGCGTACAATTGTTCCATTACGTTAGTCGGTTGAACGTTGTACCCAACAACGATTGACGATTTCTTTTCGCCTTGTTCGACGATGACGGAGTCAGGGTCGAAACTCTGAATAGCCCGCATCTGTTCGAGTGTTTGATTATAGGCAACAACATCAGCCCAGAATGAGGTCCGGCCAGCAGCGTCATTCTGAATTTTTCCCAGATATTTGGTATTAAACAGTGACGCGATGTCATTACCTGTTTGATCGAGTACTCGGATGGTCTGGTTGCTTGAAAAGTCAGAGTTTTTGGCTTCTGTGAAGGTTGTCAGGCTATTGATATCCGTTAAGACATTAATTTCCTGTCCGACTCGATGGAATGCCAATTTCCCGGCCTTAATGAAGTTTTCCAGTTGGGTCTGGGTGTAATTGACCCCGATAACATACTCGCCGTCGTAATTGACATTGGTCAACGATCGGCTCAATTCGCAACCGCTTTGTGCCCCCGCCACCCAATAAATCAGTGAATCAGCCGCGGCACCCGCATCAGTAACGGTGTTTTCAACAACAATTACGCCCTCGTGGTTCGGTGCTGTTGCTGTTTTGTAGCGAACTGTCTGGAATTTTACACCCATCTCGTCACGCATTCTCTTAGTGAATGCATCAAATACCTGGGCAATGGTGTCATCAGTTCCCGGGCAAGCCAGAGTGTTGAATGAATATTGTTCCAGTTTAGCCAGATAAGCCGTGTAATTGGCACCGGCAACGGCGGTCCCGTTGGTCCCACCAGTCAAGGCTGTTCCGGCCGTTAAAACCAACGTCGCCCCGGTTTTGGGGGTTGCAAAGTCATTGGCAACCAACCCTGTAGCAGCAGCCACGGTCTGGACATCAACCACAACATCACCCAGCAATGTTTTTACGTCAAAGTTTGCAGGCGTGTCCACATTTGCGGTAATAACTGTTTTCAGGTCATTACCACGTACGCCGCCATATTTTGCAGTAAAAAATGTGTTTGAAGCTTTTACACCATCGGCATTTAATTTATAAGCAATTAATGTTTTTGCGTTTTTAAATACCTCACGGAAATTTTTGAGTTTTTCGTGAGTTGCGTCAAAACCAAGAACGGCCAATGCTGTTTTTGTAAACTCTGACCGTTCGATTGTGAAAATTTCACCATCTGGCCCCCAATCCATAACAAACGGCACAGCGGCAATTCCTCTGTTTGATAACGAGGCGCTGGCCCGCGCTGCAGACACAAAGTTAATATATGATCCGGGTAATATTTTTGACCCGGCGGTTACAAATGTTCCTCCACCTAGCATTCTTTAATCTCCTTTTTCATAAAATCATCAAGCAAAGAATCGACCTGCTTAAGGGTATAACCTTCGCCATCACGCAAAAGAGCGCCAACAATGTCAGCGCTCTCTCGATACTTTTTACTTTTTATAATTTGTTCTTTTTCAAATTGTTGCTCTAACTCAACCACAACCGGTTCGACCGATCCAGTGGTTTCATCTGGCTTTTTAGCTGCCATCTTCAATTCCTCCCATTATTTCTATTTCACCCATCGTTTCCGGTGGGGTTTCTACGAATTTGACCACAATGTCGTAATCTGCGAATACATGTAACACACCGTCGATTGTTTGACCTTTGATATTATAGCCGTTCAGCTTTTGCCCACTTTCAAGCGTTATTTGCTTTAAATAAGCAAGTAACACCGGTTGGGTGGCGTTAATGTCCGTTGTCCCGTTTAGGGGGAAATAGACCACCTCAAAGGGCATAGACTGTTTCGTGCGTCCGGCTATCAGGTTTGATTGATCCACATTGATGTTGTGGATATAAAAAGCCGGTTCAATTAAATCCTGTTCAATCGCATCGGTGTAAATATTTGCATCCGGAAACTGCCCGTGAATGGCAATCGCAATTCCATTGATAATTTGATTAATCATTCAAAGGCTCCTTTCAGAAATTCCATCAAGCGTTTTTCCAATAAGGCCGGGGCTAAACTTTCTACTTCTTTGGATGAAATTGTCATCATAAAGATCCCATTAGTCCATCCGGCAGTGGTACATTTACCAAATTGTGGGAGATAGATGCCCGGGACTCGCCTGTGGCCGTACTCAACATATGCATTTTGTTATCATAAAGGCTTTTTATCCTCTATTTCTTATGGTTTCCCATAAGTTCGGCGTACATCATGGCATAAAAAAAGAACGTTTTTCACGTCCTTTCATGCCCCAACCACTCTTGGGAATAATATATTTATTCAATTCCTACGCTCTACGGTGGCAATCAGCCTTTCGCAATCTGATTGCTTACCTCGGTGTTGACTTATTTAATTAACGGTTTTTTATAAAAGTGTCTACTGACAAGTGTTGTATAAGATATCCCAGTGATTTCAGATAGCTCTTTTAAGGTTATCATCTCACCTTCATATTCGACTAAACGCTGCTGTTTTAACACAGGCCTAAATAATTCTTTGCCAGCGCTGTCTCTCTGGTGTCTGGCCGCTAAGGTGCCGTAAGCTATGCCTGATCTTTCAGATGCCTCAATGAGCGTCATCTCTTGGCCTTCATACTCGACAATAACATTACTCCGCCTGTTTCTACATTGAGTTTTTATGTCAACCCATCTGCAATTACTCGGTTCGTAGTCTCCGTTATTGTCTATTCGGTCAATTGTCAAAGAATCGTCATATCCATTAGTCATAGCCCAATTAAAGAAGTTATCAGGGTATAGCCAGTCTTCGCAAATACCAATTCCCCTGCCTCCATATCTTTCATAGCAGGGAATATTTGGATTTAAGCATCTATCTTTCATGCTTTGCCATTCCTGATAAAGCCTTGTCCTGCTCAACTTGTGGCGATGGTTAGCCGTCAGGTTTATTTTATTTTGCTCTTTTTTTAGACACCCGCAAGATTTCACCAAGCCACTTGTTAAACAATCAGACCTGACTTCTTTTTCATTTCCACAATCGCAACGACATATCCAGTAATATCGATACCTTCTCCCGTTCGCAACCTTTTTCCCTACTTTTAGCACTTCTAATCTTCCGAACCGTTCCCCTGTTAAGTCTTTAAAATTTGCCATATTGGACCGCCCTTCTTAGTATAAATTCATTATACCATTCATTACTTGCAATGTCCATAGTCTATGTATATTTTAATTTAACAGGATTAATTAAACTTAGTGTTCACCGATTTTGGTCGGTTTTACATGCCCCATTATGTTAAGGCATATTCAACACTATTGAATATAGCGCAACGATATTCACCATTCCGGTAAACAACATTAATTTTTGATGCCGCCCCATTCTTACCGCCAACACCAATAACGCCACCTTTATCACTCATATTTTCAGCGCCACCAGTCCAACCCCGTTGCAATGCCCCCTCATCAACCGGTGTTCGCTTAATTACCCTAGATAACAATCTCGCCGCCAACTCTTTGCAGCAATCTTCCATAAACTTTTGCTTGTCCTTCTCGATCTTTTCCAGTTTTTTCGCAAATTGCTCAAACTGTCTATAATCCACATTCTTTCCCATTATGCGTACTTATCGAAAATAATTAACGATATCTCCTGATGGGATGGATAAACAGATGGGATGCCGGACCGTTTGAAATCATCCGTTCGCCCGTTCTGGGTAATGGTGATCTTTGACCCCGGTTTAATCTCGATATCCGGGGAAATCAAGAGTTTAATTGATTGGGCAAACACTGCAACGCCATTGGTAATCGTGGTTGTTTCCGCTGATTTATGAGTCATTTTGCATGGCTGGTTTGTCAGGGTGACAACAGGTGTTTGAGTAACAATCCCGGTGGTTGGGTTTTTAACGCTTTGCATTTCAGTTACCGAGCAAACCCCGGTATACATGGTTTCTACTGCGGCCCTCATGTCCATGACATTTTCCGATACTTGTTCAATTGCGCCTGGTAATTTTTGAGTAATGACCCCGTAAAGGCGGTATTCTCTTTAAAGCTTGCGGATGTATCACCGTCCGACTTTGAAGCGATTAAACCGCTGTCAGGCGTTGCAGAACCTAGATTCTCATTTCGGTATAAGTCCATAGCCATTCGATAGCCGGTATTTTTTAAGCCATCAGGTAAATTAACGAGATTGCAGTAATTCAGGATCGTTTCGGTAGTATTGTCTAAGCAAAATTGCAAAACAAAATCCTTGCTGTTATCCGTTATCCCTAAAAGCATTTTTAACGTTGCAATATCCATTTCCTACCTCATTTCATTAAAAAAGGGGCGGTTAAACCCCTTTAGTTGTTTTATTAAGCCAGGGTAATGGTTCCAATCACAAGGCCGTTGGAGTTTGGCATTGCTGGGATAAATACCCCGGATGCCTTTGTCCAGGTTGCGACGGGATCAGCGGTCGCCCACTGATTAATAGTGATATATTGCTGTGACGATGCAGCAGTCCATGGACCCATGGTTGATTCTTCGGGAGTTACACCCCACAAACCAGCACCGGCGGTTCCGTTGGCCAGAGTTGCGACCATAACAAACTTACCTTCTTCCAGATATCGTTTAGTGGTGATTGTGCCAGCTGCGGTTTCGTACGAATACCGTTCGTCATTGACTTCAATCACAAAACCGAACATATCATTCATTAATGCGTTAATCTGCGATAATGAAATAAAGATACCTAAACCATTGGCAGTTCCGTTAATGGCTTTCTGGATACTTTGGTTTACTCGTAATTTGCCCACGATTTTAGTGGATGTAATTACTTTTGTGATTGTCTGACCGGCATTTTTAGCAATATCAACCATTTCTTGAATATCCGCTAAAATATCATGATCGGCAGCAGTCCATGTATAGGCTTTTTTATTACCGGCTGGCACTGCATAGTCAACGGTAAAATCAAGGCCGTTTTCTTTGACTTTGATTTTTCCTGACTGGATCAGTTCCATTTTCATAACTTCGGTACGGGTTTTAACTGATTCAGCTAATCGGCCCATATCGTCATAGACATAACCAACGAGTGATGCCTGGTCAACCCCGGTGTCTTTGAGCAATCTTACTCGTTCGGACTGATTAATTTTTTCCTTAATCAGCATCTTTTCAAGCATTACTTTTTCAAAGGTTGGTCGGGTTCCGATACTGGCTTCGGTATCAAATCCATGAACCTTTGCCATTTTAGGGATTTGCAGCGGATCAGACAGGCGATAGAATTCAGCCTGTAAATTCTGGGTTTTAATATCAGGAAATAACCGGTCACCCATGTAATTTCGTTTGATACTTAAATTCTGGGAGAAATCGAGTAAATCTTTGTTTGAAACGAGTTGTAAAATATCTGGCATTAGTCAACCACCCTTTCTGTTTCTGCTTCTGTATCAATAAATAGTCCATTGGCTTCTAGTGGCGTAATTGCCAGTGCATCGGGTGCGGTGTGTAATCTATTACCAAATACACGACCAGCAATAATCATTGATCCGGCATGGGTTCCGTTGGTTACATCCACATCATCGAAGATAATTCCTTTGGCGGTTGCGTCATTGGCTGGCCAAACAGTACCGGCTTTAACGGTTTTGAATCCATCAGCGTCGGCAACAACACCGGCACTAACAGCGGTTACGCCCTCAGTTGTTTCAGTGATAGTTGCTACTAAAGTACCAGCTGTGTCGTTTTTATTAACGATCAGTGCTGGTACATCTTCGGTCAGTGCGACTTTTTGGGTTAAGGTAATTGACCCACCTGTACCTGCAATGGTGTATTGTGGGAAGTCAACGGCCAGCAATGCTTTTAAGGCGGTTGCATCAGCTGTTGTTGTTGCACCAGCGGCCCAACCAGTGGTAGTTCCGCAAACATATGTTTCTTCACCCAAAGTTAAGGCGTCGCCGGCAATCGCTTTGGTGGTGACTGCTAAGGTGTAAACAGCTGGAACGCCGACAACGGCCAGAGCGGCATTGCTGTCGGTAACATTGACGGTTTTGGTAATCAGCCAACTTCACTGGCTAAAAAATTAGGCCGGGTTGAAGTGGCGACAGTTTTTCTCGTATAAGACATTTCTTATTTCCTTTCTATTGTGCGACCGGTTCAACAAGGGCGTTATATCGCGCCGCCTGTTGCTGGCCAATACTCAAACCTCCGGGGCTTGGA